AGGAAGAGGAACCGGTCGAACTTAATGAAGATGATATGGCTGTTATTGACGAGATCAATAACGAGTCAGATGAAGATACAGAAGAAGATGGCTTTGCCGATGATGATTCCGGTGAGGTTGATGCTGGCGAGGATGATGATTCTCCTTCCGGTGACGATGAGCCTGGCGGTGAAATAAGTCCCGACATGGTTCAAATGGCGGCGAATTACGGGCTTAATGCCGGTGACTTTGCCGATGAGGCGGCTTTGGCCCGCACACTTGGAACTTTTAATGCCTACGGGCAGCAATGGAACCAGGCGTGGCAGAACCAACAGCAGCCTCGGGGGGAGGAAGGCGAACCCGCCCCAGTGGGTTACAAGTTTGGCTTTAAGGATGACTATTTCGACGACGACGTGGTTGAGGCTCTTAATGACGGCCTTAACTCTGTTGCCGGAGATACGCAGAGACAGATTGAGCAACTCGCTGCTTATGTGTTTCAGCATCAACAGGCCTTTCAGGGCCAGAGCGATGCTGCTTTCGCAGAGCACGAGATTACTGAATTCGACTCCGCTGTGTCCTCTTTGAGGCGAAAAGGTACCTTTGGTGACGGGGGCTATCGTGATCATGAACAGACTACAAAGTTTGCCAAGAACCGGGAGCGTCTCTATGACAAAGCCGTCTTCATGGCAGATGGGTATAGGGCAAAGGGCCTGCCTGTTCCTGATGTTACCGAATTGGTCAGACAAGCCGATAAACTCGAGTTTGAGAAAGACCATGACAAGTTGAATCGTCGCCGGGCGAACAATCGCATACGAAGGCAGGCCAGCCGCAGGGTTGGTGGCTCTAGTGGTGAGAAGTCGTCCAATGTGTCTGCCAATGACCCTGTTGACAGTCCCGCGCTTAAAGAAGCCTGGGACGGTTTCATGCAGGAGAATGGCGACACATAGGCGTTTTTTATAGGAGGTGCTAATTGTGCCGTTACTTCCAGATCAACTAGATGACTTTATCAATCTGACGCTTGATAACTTCAAGCGTAAGCGATGGGTTGATATTTCGCTGGATAACCAGCACCATGTCTTCGCATCCAAGTTCTTCGCTAAGAAGGGCAAAGACCCTGAAAAGGGCGGTGTCCAACTTAACTGGAAACTCCAGACGGCGAACACCGGGACTGCGAAGCACAGCGAGCTTTACGCTGTTGATGCCACGGGCGTGAAAGACCTCACGACCGAAGGTAAGCAGCAGTGGAGTAAGCAGACTGTGAACTTCAGTTACGACATCGACGAGGACGTCTTCCAATCGGATCGGGAGACAATCATTCGTGAAGTCCAAGTGCGAGAGCACTCGATGTATAACGACTTCTTTGAACTGATGGAGACGGCCCTCTGGTCGGCCCCCAGCAGCAGCACGCAGTCTCCTCGGCCTCCGAGTGGGATTCCGTTCTGGATTCAGAAGTCAACGACCACACCTGGCGGTGGGTTCACGGGGGGCAACCCGAGTGGATTCACCAGTGGTGCGGCTGGTATTGACTCTTCAAGTGTCTCCAACTGGAAAAACTGGGCGTTTAACTACACCACAGCCAGTCGGGACGATCTCGTTGCTAAATGCCGGAAGGCTATTGAGTTCTGCTATTTCCTGGCTCCTCGCCAGTATTCAGAGCTTGGTGGTGGACAGGCAGACAGCGACTGGGGTTTCTTCACGACGTACAACGTCCTGGAAGACCTTGAGAAGTTGTTGGAAGGTCGGAACGACAACCTCGGTGTCGATCTGGCCAAGTACGCTGGCAGTGTTGTTCTCAAGGGTAATCCCGTTACGTGGGTTCCTTACCTGCAGAACAATGATTCCAGCAACCCCATCTACGGTGTGAACTGGAGAGTGTTCCAGTACTTCTTCCGTAAGGGTAAGCACATGCTCCGTCATTCACCGCAGAAGGCTGCGCGTCAGCATACTGTCCGAGAAGTCCACATGGACAACTGGGGCAACTTCGTATGTTACAACCGTCGTCGCCTTTTCGTTGGCTACGTTGCATAACAACCTTTAGATAAGGAGAACCCGAGATGGGCGATCTATTTGTAAAACCTCAAGCTAAGTCCGGTTCGATCCGGCGTGGCTTATCACCAACTCTCTGGCACCAGGCCCCCGTAATGCAGATTATGAGTGGCGACCTGGGCGAAGGGTTTGGGTTTATTGATGACTTTCTGACGTTTGATGACGCTTCAGTTCGATGGCTGCTGACTGCAGCAACTTCTGGAACGACGGCTCTTGATACCGCAGAAAAGGGTGGTGTCTTGCTGCTTGATTCTGGTGCTGCGACCAACAACCAAGGGCCGCAAATCCAGATGGGTGGTGCCGTTGCTGCCTGTAGCTTCATCCCAAGTGCTGCTTCAAAGATTTACTTTGAGACTCGCCTAAAGTTGGTGACTATTGGTTCGACGACTGTTCAGTTTTTTGCTGGATTGTCTGAGGTTGATACGACCCTGCTTGCCGCTGCAGCTAATTCGTCTGCCAACCATGTTGGCTTTGAAGCCATCAACACTACCTCCGTGACGTTTGCTGCCGAAGTTGGCGGTTCCCGTACTGCGGATACTAGTGCTGGAACCATAGCTGATGGTACTTACATCAAGCTAGGCTTCCTCATTGATGGCGTGAGTTCTGTTACGCCGTATATCGATGGTGTTGCGGGCACGAAGCAGACGGCGGGCATTCCGACTGCTGAAGTGACTCCCAGTTTGACTTGCCACTCGTCAGGTACTACTCAGCCTGTCATGCATGTGGATTGGGTTGCCTGTTTCCAGGCGGAGCAGATTAGCAACTGATAACCAGGGGAGGGGGAGTAGTAGTGGGGTTTTTTGCCTTCCTTTCGGCTCTGCTGCTCTCCCCTTCCATTTTTTTGAAAGGGAAGCAATGCAACAGTTAAAAGAAGACCTGCGGATAGTATTGGGATCGGAGATTCCTCAGGAGCTTGACGACATCCTTGATAAGGTGGTCAGGCTGTATCACAAACGAACAAACGGGCCAATTGGATTCGACACGGTGTGTCTTTTGGCCACACTTTGGTATTCCGGTTTCTTAAAATCACCCAAGAAGCCAGTGTTATCAGGTAGTAGTAAATGAGCTTTTTGCGCAACCAGGCTGTCACGGGGTTTACCTTTGCCCTTGTGAACAAGACATCTGGTGCTGCCCTGACGGGTGGTGCCGGTGCTGTCAGCAAGTATTACACGCTTGATGGGGGCACACAGGCCTCCATTTCTGGTTCTGTCGCAGAAGAAGGCAATGGTCAGTACAGCGTCAACCTGACGGCTGCTGAGATGAACGGTGCCGTAGTCGGCCTCCTGTTCACCCATGCCAGTGCCATACCGGTTCAGTTTACTATCAAGACGGTGGGTGGATCGACCACCTCATCGAGTGAATCCACGCTTTCACTGAGCCTTACTGGCCTTCGCAAGGAGGTCGGTTGGCTATGGCTAGGGGACAGGACAAGTGGAAACTGGACTTCAGACGAGACTGACCAGATCGACGAGATGATATTTGCTGGCTTACGCCAGTTCTACCATCCCCCTCCCCTGCCAGGACAAGGCTTGGCCCATCAGTGGTCTTTCCTGGAACCGACGACAACCCTTGCCACGGTGGCAAACACGTCGGACTATACCCTTCCCGCCAGCTTTGGTGGGATGATCGGGCCTCTTACTTTTGCTGCCGGAGACAACCGATGGAACGCCATCGACATTACGAATGAACATCGCATTCGTATCCTCCGGCAGCGGGACTTTAACTCTCTGAAAAGCCATCCGATTTCTGCGGCACTACGGGCCAGGACTTCGGATGGTAGTGATGGTCAGAGGTTTGAGCTTCTCCTGTGGCCGACACCGGACAAGGAGTACACGCTTTCCTATCGCTACCATGCCCTGCAGGCGAAGCTAACGACCTCCAATCCGTATCCCCTGGGTGGCGAAGTCCATGCAGAGGCGATTCTGGAGAGCTGTCTGGCCATCACAGAGCAGCGTCTGGAGAACAATGCTGGAGTCCATACCCAGAAGTTTGCAGAACGTCTAGCCGCTTCTATCTCCCATGATCTCCAGTTGAACGCACCTGAGTACATGGGGTACAACGGCGACCGTTCCGATGGCCTTGGGCCTTCAGAGAATGAGTTCCGAAGGTACTTTGGTAGCGACGTGGACTATGACGGAACGATCTTCTACGACACCAACCCAACCTAGGTGACCTATGCACCAGACACCACAGAACGCCACTACAGGCACTGTTTCCCTTACTGACGCCGTGGGTTCGACTCCGGTCATTAACTACCGTGGTTACCGCAAGGGGTTCGTGTATGTGCCGAATGGCAGCAGTCTTACAGGTCTTACCTGGTATGCCTCAGATTCCGAAGATGGCGACTACGAGGCCTGTCACGACGGCAGTTCGGCAATCACCAGTACAGTAGCAGCAGACCGTGCTGTTCCTCTTCCAACGACCCTGGAAGGCGCAGCTTACCTGAAGGCCGTAGGGAATGCGGCTGGAGACGTTAAGTTTTCCTTTATCTCTTAGGAGAAATGACCAGTGACTTCACACAGAGTATTACAAGACATTGCGAACTCCACCGAGCTTAGTCTGCTTGATCCCGGCAATGCCGGAACCATCCTGTTAGACCGTAGTGGTGGCGTCTGTTCAGTTGTTACCGCAGCATCGGAGAGTCGTAAGATTGGATCTCCCCAGCGTACTGGCATCGTGATCACTGTCTGTCTCAAGACAGATGGCGGTGACCTGGCCATTACTAGTGCTGGTGGTGAAATCCTGAACTCCGGTGCTGGTACTGAAACGACCGCGACAATGGCCGATGCCGGTGACGTTCTGACCTTGATCAGCGTCGACAAGGGATCGAATGTTGTCTGGGCTGTCCTTGCAAACCGTGGTGCAACCCTGAGCTAATCATGCCGAGAAAACGCACCAGATTCCACATGCCGTGGCCTTCTGGTGGTTTGGTGCTCAGTACATCGCATGAGGATCAGCCCAGGGGGACGACTGTCGATTGCCAGAACGTCCGGGTCTACGACCCTCTCACTGGCCGGGCCAGGGGTGCGCAACGGGCGGGTCTAGCGAAGTACAACAGTTCCCGAACTGCCGATTCCCAGGTACAGGACATGGGCGTGGTGGTAGCAAGAGGCACACCTTCAGACCAGGAGGAGGTGGGTGCCCGGACTGTGACTGCTTATGCGGTTACCAGCGGGACTGTAGCCAAGTTCACGACCAGCGGGTTCACTACTGCGACGAATGGGGGTAGTGCCCTTAGCTCCAGTGTGCCGGTTGTATTCTCTACCGAACTGTTTGGCATCGTGTACTTCGCAGACGGGGCAGCAGAGAAGAAGTGGACGGCCAGTACCAATACGGTAGCGGCCTGGGCTGCAAGTCCTGGTACTCTCCCGACCAGCGGTTCTAACAAGCCCCGGTTGATCGAGACGTGGAGAAGCCGGATTGTGTCCAGTGGGATCAGTGCTGACGCCCACAACTGGTTCATGAGTGCTGCCGGTAACCCCCTGGACTGGGATTACTCACCAACAACAGAGACTGCGATCCAGGCGGTAGCGGGGAACAATACAGATGCGGGGAAGAGTCCTGACATCATCAACTCCATGTGCCCGTACAACGATGATGTACTGATCTTCTTTGGCGACCATACCATCCACCAGATGACGGGTGATCCGGCTGAAGGGGGCCGTATTGACCTTGTGTCCTCTACTATCGGGGGTGCCTGGGGCAGGTGTTGGGCCAAGGCCCCGGACGGGGCTGTGTACTTTTACGGTTCCCGGGGCGGTGTTTACCGCATGGCTCCTGGTGGATCTCCTCCTGAGAGTATCACAGAGGGTGCTATTGAAGAGAAGTTCAAGAGCATCAACATGAACACAACATTAGTACGGCTAATATGGAGCGACAGGGAGAAGGGTCTTTATGTGTTCCTGACTCCGCTGGACGGGTCTGCCACGACAAACTACTTCTTTGATGTTCGCAGCGGTTCCTGGTGGCTGGACAAGTTTGCTACTGCAGCCCACAACCCCACGTCGGTACTGACCTTTGACGGGGATACGAGCAGTGACAGGACGCTCCTGATGGGTGGTCAGGACGGTTATGTACGCAAGTTTGACTACGATACCCCGGCAAATGCTGACGATGGTGTGGCCATAGACAGCTATATCTGGCTGGGGCCTATCCAGTTGACCAACAAGCCAAAGTTAATGTTGCGGGAGCTTAATGCGGCGTTCGATACTGCAAGCAACGATGTGTCCTTTGCCGTCTATGCGGGGGAGAGTTCCCAGGTTGCCAAGGCTGCAACTGCCAAGTTCACCGGCACATGGGTAGCTGGCAGGAACAAGTCGGAAAGGCGTCGGGCGACGGGTCATAACCTGTTTGTCCGGTTAAGGAACAACACGAACAGTCAGAAGTGGCAGTACGAGTTTATGGGTGTGTCAGTTGACAGTTTCGATGGCCCCAGAGCGAGGCAATGGTAATGGCATTAAATGGATTCATAAAGAACGCTGCAAGGGATCCCAGTCATGGTGTTCGTGCTCGTCGTAACGCACAGCAAATGGCTACCGCTCCCAAGGCTTTGAACCCAATATCGGGGCAGCAGATTTTTATTGAGGAGTTTGCTTCCGGCTCACTCCCTGATTACGGTAATACCGGCAGGATAGTGTGGGCACCAGACAATAGTCATATCTACATAGATACGGGGTCTGGTTGGAAGTCCGTGGAACTTACTGGATAAAAGGAGAAGACTATGCCGAAGGTAGGAAAGACAAAGTATCCGTATACAAGCAAGGGTAAGGCGGCAGCGAAGAAGGCCGCAAAGAGGGCAGGAACCAAAGTGAAACGTACAAAGAAGAGGAGTTATTGATGGTACTTCCACTGGCACCGATGGCGGGCTTATTGCCACAGTTACTGAAAAAGATGAACCAGCCTCAACCCATGGCACCTCCACCTCCTGGGATGCAGATGCCCCCACGTGGTCATGTCGCAGGGGGGACTATGGGCCTACCGCCGACACCATTTCCCGAGCCTGGCATTGATCCGCGAGGAACGGGGACGGGTGGCCGACCCCTTGCTTCAGGGGGTGATATAGACCTCCCAACTG